TGATTTATCTAACACATAATCACTTGCGGACCATGTTTGTAGAGAATCATTATTATCATAATATTTAATATGGGTAATGCTCTGTACTGGTGATATTGGAAGCACAATCTCGCCCGATGGGAAATTAGTAATTTTATAAACCCATGTTGCAGTAATTAATTGCCGTCTAGTTGCCATTTCAAAATAACTTCTTGCAGCTGCAGCTAATGAGCCTATTAGTGTATCTTCATCAGATCCGCTAACTCTCATCCAGTTTTTCTGATCAGTAGTTGTAACTGGCTCAACTGATGGCGCTGAAGTCTGCTCTAAATTCATCGTTTAACTGCCCCTTTTTTAACTGCTTTACGTTTTGAGGGTGATTTAGCAGCTGCTACCCTTTTAGATTTATGACCAATAGCATAACCAAGTTTAATAAACTCTTTACCAGAAGTTTTAGTTAGTTCTAATACTACTTCACCGTATCCATTAGAGTATATATCTTCAATATCATCCATTGTAAATT